TATTTAACGTGTGGATAAGGCATAATCATGTAGACGTTCCAATGAGTAATACTACATTTCAATTACTCGGCACATCAACTGATAGAGTTGTAACAGTAACATATATCTTGCCTTTCGAAATAGGAGATGTGATGACGTTGGTTTTTAGTAGTAATGATACAGGAGGTAAATTAGACTACACGACGAAACAGACAAGTCCGACAAGACCAGTTTGTCCAAGCATTATTTTAACTATTAATAAGATTTCAAAGTGAAAAAGATAATGTTACTAACATTGATTATAATTTTCTTTATCGGCTGTAATGTAAAGTACAAGCGTAATTATAGAGATTGGGAAAATAAAATGAGTAGGGAGGAAATGAAGAAACATAACGAAAAAATTCAACAACTTAAAAAATAAAATTATGATACAATTTTTAAAGGAATTACTCGAAAGATTAAAAAAAGAGAAACCTGAATTTTTCAAGATATTACAGAAAGTTTCTTTTGCTATGTTCGCTATTTGTTTAGTGGTGGCTTATTTGCCCGAATTCTTTGCATACCTCGAATTAGAGGTTGTAATAAATCATAAATTAGTAATAGTATGCGAGAAATTATACCAAGCATTTATTTTATTGTTTGGATTTTCATTCTTGCCAAATAAAGATATTGTTAAGACAGACCCACCGCCAACACCGATAAAACCGTAATTTAATGAAAAGATATTATAAAAATATAATTGGTTTTATAGCTGTATTCGCCCCAATAGTATTGTTTATTAACTACTATCTTTGGGCGTTGGAATATTATAAAGACTGTTCATATCCAGTTAAAGATTATGCCTATTGGATGCTTTCAATCATGTATTATGCTATGTTTTTAGGGCAGTCGTTATTGTGTTTAGCTTTAAGTATAAAAGCAAATAGACTGATGAAATATTTAGTTTATTTGGCTGGGTTTGAATTTTGGTTAGTGGTCTTTCTCTCTTATTTGTTGCGAGATTTAGGGATGATAAACAGTAAGAATTTGATAATGATTTTTATTTTTGGTACGTTTATAATTGGTACAATCATATTCTTATGGGAGAACTACAGACTACAACGGAAATAAACAATTATGAATGGTTTATATATATAATAGAATTTGTAATTATCTTTTTTTTAATTACTTTTTTGATACGGATAAAAAAATATAATGAAATAAAAAAAATGATGGTTCAGAAACAAAAACAAAAATCATTCTTTGATAATGCTTGGGTAAAAAATATTTCATTTATTTTATTTTGCCTACAAGCTGAATGGGTTATTGGTCATTATGCTAACAAGATGGAGAACTTGGAAGCAAGTAAGATAGAAGAATTAAATTATCGCAGAGCGTTTATAAATTGTTTTTATGACTTAGGATGTAATCCATTAAAAAATATGCCTAATTCAGTTGATTATAATAAATATACGATGGAGAAAAAGGAAGTTAAAAAAGACAGTTCACGTTCTTTTTATGATGCAAAAGGTACTGTTAATAATGATAGATTATTAAATATTAAATAATGAGAAAGCAAGAATTAAAAGAGGGTATGAAAGTAAGATGTTCCGATTATAATATAGAATCACCTTTATATGTTATTAATTTAATGAAAAAAGAGCCTAAATTTGTGGGGGTATCATGGAAAAAAGATTGCCCGAAAGATTACGAGTTTGTTGTTAATATTGATAAATTAAGCGAATGGAAGTAGTTAAAATTACAAAACGGAATGATAATTTAACAACCAATTTCAAATATTCAGAATTTTGGAAAGGTACGGATTTTGAGATATACGAATGTTTGCCGAAAGCAATACAATTCATTCGTGAGTATTACGGAATACCTTTTACAATTACGTCTACATATAGACCGAATGATGCACTAACATTGCCAGAAGCACATCGGAAACAACCTCCCGCAGTAGATATAGTTACTACCGACAGGAATAAATGGAATGAAATAAAAACAGATATAAGAAAAGAGTTTAAGGAATGGATGACAAGTAAATTAGTTCATGGGATAATAGCTACTGGAACAAATATTATGATTATAGAGAATGTTTGCTTACATCTACATTATAGAGAGAAAAATACGAACATGACAAGGCAATACGGAAAGATGTATATCGGCGAGTGGTCGCCTAATGGAAATACAGGAAACAATATAGCTTATTCATTTAACACAATTTAATCATGGTGAATAATCATATACATATTTTTTCAACAGAGGATATTCCTGATAAATTTTTACCATTAAGATTAGTACGTTGGTTGGCAAAGAAAGATAGGAAAGTATTTAATTGGATATTACATAACATAAATCCATTTTCAGATAAAGATGTATTAGATAGATATTTAGATTTTGTAAGGGTAGGTAAGTTAGGAAGTCAGAAAGCTATTTTTGAAAATATAATGAAAGAATATCCAAAATGGATAGAATTTAATGTTTTAACAATGGATATGGCTTTTATGGGTGCAGGTAATGTGCCAAGACATTATGAGGCTCAATTAAAAGAGTTATCGGAGTTAAATAAACAATATCCTCAGATTAATAGTTTTGTTCATATAGATGTTAGGAGAAGTAATTATTTAGAGATATTTAATAACTGCATAAACGTATTAGGTTTTAAAGGAGTTAAGTTATACCCACCATTAGGAGTCGCCCCTTTTGATTACAGATTTGAGCGTATTTATACGGAATGTGAAAAGAATAATATACCTATAATGGCTCATTGTACAGATGGCAATCCAGTACATTTTAAAGGTAGTAGGAAAGATTTAGTTCAATTATTATGTAAATATGGGTTTCCAATAGATTCACATAAAACAAATAAAGAGTTATGTAGTTTATTTACGCACCCAAAGAACTATGAAAGACTATTACAGAAATATCCAAAATTAAATTTCTGTTTGGCTCATTTTGGTAGAGGTCATGAATGGGATTATGTTATATTAGATATGATGGATAAATATGATAATCTTTTTGTTGATTGTAGTTATGCTATGGCAAATGAATCTTATTGGTATAAGTTTAAATTACAACTTATAACCAATCCTAAATTAAGAAGTAATTGCTTATTTGGAAGTGATTACTATATGAATGTAATAGAGAATACAGAACAACAATGGAGTTGTAAGTTAAGAGTATTTTTAGGAGAAGAAATATGGAATGATATTGCCAATAAAAATGCAAATAAATATTTTAAAAGATAAAAAAGATGTCAGAATTTTTAAGATTTGACGAGAAAACACAAGAAGTAACAGCAAACGAAGAAGCATATAATTTAAAAGCATTAAAAGAGTTAAGAGAGAAAGATGATAGTAATGATAAGGTCTTTTATAGAAATGCTTTAAAGTTTATTTATCATGTTTATAAGAAAGAACATATTTTCTCTAATCTACCGATAAGAGAAAGAAAAGTAAAAACTTCCGACTTATATTTTAATGGAGCAGATTATTTAAAATATGATAATGATAAACTTATAGCAGATATAGTTAAAATATATATATCTTTGGAATATTCTCAAAACGAATGGGCTTATCAAAAGATAAAAGACGATATAGATGATACTATTGGTAGCATTAATGAGATACCAATGAAAAAGAGAAAATATTTTGATGAAGAAGTAGAAGTAGAAATAGATGTAGAAACATATTTTGACGTTCCTACTTCTGATGGCAAGACAGAAAAAAGAAAGTTTAAGAAAACGATAAAAAAGATTGTTAATATAAAAATAGATTCTTTTATAGATAATTCAGACGAAAGAATGAAAGCACTTGCTAACGTATTAAAGTTACAAGATATGGAAGAAAAGTTTAGAGATATTATTATAAGAGAAAGAAAGTCAAAAGAACGCAAAGGACAAGATATGACCCTTTTAGAAAGTAAATTTTTTGAATAATAATTATGAGATTTGTTGATACAAAAAGATTCCAACCTATACTTTATGGTGGAGATTTACCACATAAGGACGACTTATTTCATATTTCCGAATCTGATATACCACGAAAAAGAGAAGAGAGATTTAAATTTATAAAAGATAATTATATTGATACAGATATTACTTGGTGGACGAAACAATATAATAGATGTATTCATGGTTATACAGTAGAAAATGCTATTGAACAAGGAGGAGATGCTATTGAAGATGGTGTAGATGCTTTTTGGAAAGAAGATAATTGTTATCTACCTCAATACGATTTATATTTCATAAATAAAAAAGTTCATATATCAGGAAGATATTATTTCTTTTTAAATTTCTGGCCTATCTACGGACTTATAGAAGGTAAAAATGTTAAAGGCGTTATAAGACCTCGATTCCTTGACCATCAGTTTTTATTATCTCGTTTATGGGATATGCAAATAGAACAACAGAAAGATCTTCAATTATTAAAGACAAGACAGTTAGGAATAAGCGAGATGTATTCAGGTGGTAAGTTATCTTATAATTATTTATTTTTACCTGCATCACAAAATATTATAGTTTCAGGAGAACAAGATGATGCCGATCACACTTTTGAGAATTGTGATAGGGGTTTAGATTTAATGATTAACACTCAATTTTATTTAGATAGGTCAGTAAGTAAATTACAGACAAGTCCTCTTATAAAATCTAAATATACAAGTTCATGGTTACGTTCATTAACAGCAAGGGATAAACCACAGATTATAAGTAAGTTTTCTCCACATGAAATATATTATGAAGAAATAGGCAAAGGGAAGAAAGGGTGGTCGTTAGATGTAGCAGGGTTTGCAAGATCCGCTATATTTACAAACAATATAAAGACTGGTTATCAGTCACTAATCGGTACGTCCGGCAACCTTGAAGGTGGTGCTTATGATTTAGATCAACGTTTTTATAATCCTGAAAAACATAACATATTATCATTTAAGAATACGTTTGAGCCAAAAGATAGTTGTATTGGAAAAAGAGTAGGTTATTTTATGCCTAAATGGTGGTTTAAACTTATTGATAAAGATGGTAATACATTAAAGAAAAAAAGTATAGAATCTTTATTAGAAGAGAGAAAACATATAGCACCTGAAAAACTATATATACATATAACACAGGAGGCAATATACGCATCGGAGGCATTACAAGTTTCATCTCTTGGTTTCTTTGGTGATGATAGGATAAGTGCATTGAATAGACGTAGGATGGAGATAAAACAGAATACTGAATTTCAATTAGAGAGGAGAGGTATATTAAAACTAAAAGATAATAACAAACCTATATCGGCAGATAATATCGAGTTTGAATATAAAGATGATGGGTGGTTAAATATAATAGAAGAGCCTGTTAAAGACAAGAACGGAAGTGTTTATATAAATCTATATCGTGCTGGACTTGATAGTTATGATTATGATGTTGCACAATATTCTTCATCAAAAGGTGCTTTATATATAAAGAAAGGATTTCTGATAGGAGAAAATTTAGTTAATACTTATGTAGCCGAGATAGTAGAAAGACCAACAGTAAATGAGGGTGGAGCAGAAACATTTTATTATCATACTATACTTGCTTGTTTATGGTATAGATGTAAAGTTAATATAGAATACTCAAACTTACGTATATTCCAATATTATGAGGATAGGGGATTTCAGCATTTATTATTTGAAAGACCAAGACTTGCTTTTGCTAATAAGATTATAAAATCTACATTATCTAATAAATATGGAACAGACAAGGTTTTAAAACCACAAGGACTTGCTATATTAGCAGATAGACTAACAAATGAATTTATTGCTAATATGTATTTCTATAATCAGATAGAATCATTGGCTAAATTCCAATATGTTCCATCTGATAGGAAACCTTATAACTGTGATATTACAATAGCAACAATGGAATGTGAGATATTTGATAAAGAGGATGAGTTAGTAATAGTAAGGAGCGAAAGTGATGTTATTAATAAGAGAAGAAGATTAGTTTATAAAAAAGTAAATGGAAGGACTATTCAGCAATTTATATAAAAGATATTATTTATGTCAGAAAAAAAATTAGCACCATTATCATTAGTTAAAGAATCTGAAAAAGATAAAGAATGGATTGAAACATATCTTCTTTATATATCAGGACTATCATCTCTTAATGAATATTATAAAAATGATATTACTTGTTGGTCTTATTATCATAACCTTATTAATAGTGCAGATACAGACTATTTAACAAAGATAGGTAGTTCAGAGTTACCTGCTTCTGTACGTAGGATACCAAAACAAAGACCTTTTATTGATAGACTTGTTTCACAACAAGAACGCAGACCTTTTGTTTTCTCTTGTGTACTTTCAGACAAGAAAAGTATAGAGGATAAGTATTTAGACCAAGTAAATGACTATATAGACCTTATAAAAGCAAATGCACAGTTTACTCATTTTGAAACATCATTTCAGATAAAACAGATAGAGGATAAAATTGCTCAAATGCAGTCAATGTTACAACAAGAACCTACGACAGCAGAAGAAGCACAACAACAGTTAATAATAAAACAACAACTTCCTGCTGTTATAAATAACTTTCAGTACGCTATAACAATGCTTAACGAACAAGATGCGTTAACACAAGAACAAATATCTAAATTAAAATATTATCATAAATACGAAAAGAAAGATTGGAAAGAGATAGCAGCACAAAAAATGTTATTGATGTTAAGAAATGAATTAGGCGTTAATATTGAATCAACAGATGCTTTTAGGATAGGTAGAGTTACAGGTAGAGAAATCTTTTTTTCAGATTATGAAGAAGGAAACAGACTACCTACATTTAAAGCATTAGACCCTTTAACAGTAACATATCCTAAAATAAGTTCAGTAAAATATATTCAGGATGGTCCATGGGTAAAAGTAACAGAATATATGTCGTATAATGATATTGTTATGTTATATGGTGATAAAATAAAAGAGAAATATGGACAAGAGAAACTTGAAAGTCTTGCTCATGTTTATTCTGAAAATACAAGTCCAATGGTAAGAGGTAATAATGGGGAAGCATTTTTTAATGGAACGAGTATGTTATATTCAGGGACAGATGATAGTAGTTATGGTATTAAGGTAGAACGTATATGGATAAAAGTTCCAAGAAGTATAAAAGTAAAATATACTCCAAATCCATTTGAAGAAGGAGTTTATTTCCGACATTTTATTCAGAATAAAGAGATTATAGATAAGAAAGATTGGAAATACGACAAAGACAATGGCGTTTATATCAACAAGAATAATAATAAAGATATAAGACTTGAAGATGATGTAGAAACAATCAATTCCGAAAGAGGAGATAAATACGTAAATAAATATACTAATGATAGATGGTATGGTGTTATTATCAATAATGAATTTATCGTCTGTGAGGGTAAACAAACTTTTGTGTTAAGAGATATTGACAGACATGGTAAAATAGTATTGCCTGTTTTTGGAAAGACATATTCTTCATTATCAGATCAGCCATATAGTCTAATTATGGCAACAAAAGATTTACAAGACTTATATGATATAGTACATTATCATCAGGAGTTAATGTTAGCATTGTCAGGAACAAAGACTATACTCTTTGATACTGCGTTTAAACCTACTGCTATGGGAGATGAGGAATGGGAAAGCGAGAAAAAGAAAGGTACGTTAAATATAGAAACTATTGGAGCAGATGGAAGAAAGCAACAAAGCAATTTTAACCAATGGACTATGTTTGATTTATCTGTATCAAGCTCTATTGGTACTCTTGACCAAATAAAATTAAGTATAGAGGAAACAATGGGCGATATTATGGGTATCCCAAGACAGATGAAAGGGCAGATGGTAGCAACAGACCAAGTAGGAACTTATAATGCTTCGTTAAAACAAGCAGGATTAATAACAGAGATATTATTTGCAGAACATGACCATTTAGAGGCTATGGCATTAACACATTGCTTAAATTTAGCATTAACATTCTGTTATAAAGATGGAGAAACATTCGGAATTAATAATAATGATTTGTCAGGTGAAATTATAAATATACCACCAAATATCTTTAACAAGATAAGATTTTCAGTATTATTAGCTAACAACACAGAAGAAGGACAAGGAATGGAAGATATGAAGCAGTTAATTGTTTCTAATTGGAAATCAGGACAGATGCAGTTTTCAGATGTTGTTGACCTTTGGGGAATAAAAACACTTGCAGAGATGAAAGATAAAGCTAAATATATGGCTGAAAAAGCACAAGATATACAAACAATGATAGCTAATAATGCCTCACAAGCAGAAGTTGAAAAAGAGAAATTAAAAATACAATTAAATAATGAATTGTTAGCTCCTTGGAAAGAACAGGAATTAAAATTAAAAGAGATGGAGTTACAGATAAAACAATCATTAGGACAGATGAATATACAAGTATTATCACAGAAAAATGAGGTATTACAGAAACAAGTAGAACATGATACTGTAATAAAATCAGCAAAGATACAATCAGAAAAAGATATTGAAGATAATGCTATTGCAATGAATGATAAACATTTGAGCAATAACGAGAAAATAAAGATGTTAGAGATTCAGGTAAACTCATTATTAAAAGATGCTAAAATAAAGAGTGATAATCTTGTATCTCACAGAAAGCAGAATATTGATATGGGTAATATGGTTATTAATAGTCAGAAACAAACAGCAACGAGAAGTAATAAAATTTAAATATAATGTTATGTTTATAGACTTTACTAATATCGGATTAAGCGGAGTTCATATATCTACTATGGACTATGAAGAAATGTTTATTGTTAATTCAACATATTTAAATCAAATTATTGTTATGAATATGAATTAAAATAGTATTAACCATGAAAAAGATAAATAGAAATGACAGAATTATTAGAAGTAGTTGCAATGGGAAAGGTTGTTATGTTAGGTTTACATTGCCTTATGACAGCATTCCTAACAATGTGTATATGGAAATTTATGGCAAGAGGAATGATATTCCGAAGATATTACCTACTTCTAATTTATTATTGGATAAAGTGGCATAGGAAAAAAGATAGGTGGAAGCGAAAATGGTTAAAACCAATAGGACTATGTTACTATTGTTATGGAACATGGATAAATATTGTTTCTTTTATTCTTTTTATCGGTATTAAGAATATAGATATGATATTTTTCTCAATAGCTATTAATTATATTTTTATAGAGATAATACAAAAAACTTTAAATATTAAACATTAAAATTATGGCACTAAAAAAGAAATGGTCTGCAATAAAAAGACTACCTGAAAAAGTAAAAGAAATAGAAGAAAATGAAATGGCTGAATATATGGATAAAAGACCATCAATGTTTATTTGTTCAGAAACATTACCTGATATTAAAGATTGGGAAGTAGGCATGGAATATAATGTTAATGTAGTTTTAAAAGTAGAAAGTAAATCTGATGAAATAGATAGAGAATCGGGCAAACATAAAATAAGTGTTAATACTCGATTAGCAGGAATTTCTAATAATAAAGAACAAGCATAGTTATTAATATTTCATTGTTAATAAATAAAACAAAAAATATTGATTTCTTTTATTGGATAAGTATTTAAATATATTATCTTTATAGTTACTTATTTTAAGTAAAAGTTTAAGTAAAAACAGATAAAACAGTCAAAATTAAGAAAATATGAAAAGAAAAATTATGAATTTCAGTTTATTAGGTAACGACAGTAGTCGTTGTTATAGAGCATTAGAAGATACAGAAGCATCTCTTGGAACAAGCGTTTCTGATAATTTAAGCGAAGAACAAAAAGAAATAGATAATTCAGATATTAATTCTGATGAAGAACCTATAATTAAAGAAGAAGATCCTATAATAAAACCTTTTGATGCAGATGCGTTTAGAGGTAAAAAAAGAAAATCAAAAAAACAAGCCGAAGAAGAAACAGTTGAAACACAAAGCAACGAAACTTCTGAAACTTCTTTAAATAGTGAAAAATCAAAAGAGGAAGAAAATAACTCGAAAGTAGTAGATTATAAATATAATCCTATATGGGATGTATTAAAAAAGAATCTTTCTGATGAAGAAAATAAATGGGATTTTCCAGAAGAAATTAAAACAGGTAAAAAGAAAGATGGTACAGCATTAACAGCAGAAGAAGAATTTGAATTAATAAAAGATACTGTTATTGACAATACCGATTTCACTAATGGTGATACATTCCTTGAAGAATATTTAGAATCTAAAGAAAAAGGGTTATCAACAGATGACTTTCTTAAAACAAAAGTAAAGTCTTTCGTAGATCATTCATCAATGACATCGAGAGATAAAGCAGTACAATCTTATAAAGATTATAGAGATGATAATGCTAAATCTTTAAAAGATAAAGATGGTAATTGGATAGATGGATGGAGTGATGATGATATTGAAGTAGAAGTTGACGATTTAAGACCTATTCAGCTTAAAAAGATTTCTGATGAATATGATAGTAATATTACTGTTAGAGAACAGAAAAAAATAAAACAAGATATTGATAATTATAATACTAAAACAGAAAAAACATACCAAGTATTAGAAAAAGAAAATGAACAACTTGTAGGAAAGTACCTTAAAAACATAGAGGGTAAAAATACAATCGCAGGTATTGAGTTTAGCGAAGCTGAAATGGCTCAATATCGTAGAGAGTTACCAACCTTTATGAAACGTGAACTTAAAGTTGACGAAAAAACAGGTTTGAAGTATTACATAAGTCCGGCAGAGGAGTTATTAAGAGATGTATTGTCAAAGACAGAAGATACATTTGAATTACTACCTTACTTATTTATGGTAAAAAACAAAAACCTTAAAGGGTACACAACAAAAATAAAAGAGAGAGTAAAGGAAAACTTAGAGAAAACTCTTGATGATAATCTCGATATTAATAAAGGGACAGCAAGAGTAGGTGGATTTAATGCTAAAAGATTTAGAGAAGGTAAATTTTAGTTGTTCTATCTAAAAGCATAGATTCATTAAGTATTAATAAATCAATTTATTATTAACTTAAAATTTAAAAAAAATGAGATTAAAATATGGGCCAGTTGAAACAGTTGCCCAAAGGTCGATTGACGGAAAATTATTAATAGATCAGGGTATTGTTGATCCTGATTTTATGCCTACTGTAATGAGTACATTTGTTGAAGAAAGTCCTTTTTTAGCTCTATTAGATGCAAAAGGATATAAAACAAAAGGTATTAATTATGGTACTAATGCTTTATTAGATGGTGGAAATTACAAAACTGTAAGTTCTTATCATGTTCAATATCGTATCAAACAAAATGATATGCGTAAAGAACATTTCCGTTCTAATATCGCAGGAGTTTGTTTTGTAGATTCAGCAAACCCAACAAGACCTGGACTTGGAAAACAACCTTTTTATATCTATCTTGATAGTAATTGGATAGGTGGTAAAGATATTATCTTATTGGCTGATGGTAAAACACAGTTATATGTAGATAATGAAAAAGGTGGCGAATCACAACCAGGTGGAGTATTTCGTTACAGAGTTAAAGTACAGGGTAGTAGACTTGACGAATATGTTGATGTAGATTTAATGCAAGATGGTTTTGAATGTCAACTTGCACAAACTCAACATGAACAAGATTTCTCAACATTTGGGAATGAAAGACGTACTTTTGATGGTTTTGGAGATGCTTATTTAACATTACAACGTCTTAAATATTCTTATAGTGGTACTGCCGCTGCAATGGATAAAAACAGAAAAGTAACAGGTCGTTATGTTAGAGGTGGAGATGGTAATGAAGCATTCTTAACAAGAGCACATGAAGAAATGTTAAGATGGGCTGCACGTTTTCTTGACTTCCAATTATTAGAAGGAAAAAGTACTGTTGATCAAGATACAAAAAAAGTTGTTATGACTGATGAAGCTAATAAAGAAATTCTATCAGGTAATGGCGTTATGTATTCAGGAGATGGTCCAGTAGAATATCCTCAATCTAATGGATGGACACCTAAATTCCTTGAAAATCTTTTAACTGATATGTCAGAATATATTACAGCTGATGAAAAAGGACAAAGAGAAGCTGTTATGTTATTACCACAAAGAAGTAAAATCGGTTTAGATTTATGTTTATCTTCAATGGGAGTAACACAGGATAGCAATATCGAAGGTGAAGGAGATGAAAAATTCATCAATCATACTTACGGAGGTTTTAAATTATCAGGTATTAAATTCTATGCAGTAGAATATAAGAAGTTGTCGCAACGTTCTGGTATGCCTTTAAAAGATGGTACTATGTCTAATGAACATGATGGTATTATTGTTCCTTTAGGTTTAACTCCGGGTGGACAGAGAGGTATTGAAATGATACAGTTACGTCCAATGGTACAAGGAACAGTTGCAGGTCTTGATAAAGGTGGTAATGTTTGTTCTCCAGTTGATGGTTCGAGTGAGCATATCTTATTACAGAATGGTATTATTTCACAAAACCAAGTATTTAAGATTTACAAACCTTATAAAGGAAATACCTTATAATAGTATTAATTAAAAAAAAAGATATAAAAGATGAACACAGTAAACGAGTATGACAGAAAAAAAGTAAGGGTAATTCTTGATATAGATAAATACCCTGCTTATAAAAAGAGTCCATATACTATTCCTATTTATGGGGATGGTGGAAGGTTTAGAACAGGACAGAGTTTAGATACTTCTAAAATCATTTCAGGAAAGATGAAAGGCAATGAACCCTCATTAATCCCTGCACCATTAACAGAAGAAGAAAAAGCTAAATATCCTATAATTATTGATCCTACTAATCATTATAAGGTAAGAAACCTACAATGGTTATTTAAAGATGATGATATGGATAAAGCTTTAATTAATCTTATGCTTATTTCTGGATATTGGGCAGAGAATAGGGCTATATACGAAATCAATCCTGTTAAATATCATGGGTATTTTGATGATCCTATCACAGAAGCAGTTATAAAGAATGATATAAAGAAAGAAAGATATGAAGCAGAAACAGAAGTACGCTATGCTTCTAATAGCGATTATGAACGTATTGCTTTAATATTTAATTTCAGCGTTCCCGAATCAAACATCAACATCAATGATCCAAGTGATATTCTAAAAGGTAAACTAATAGATTATTGCGAAACTCATCCTAAACAGATGAAGATGTGTTTTGAGAAATATAATAAAGGTATTGATAAGGATATATTTATCCTTGAATGTATTAATGCTGATATTATAAACAGAAAACCAAGTGGGGATTTATATCATGACAGAGAATATATAGGTGTTTCTATGGAAGATTGTCATAAGTATATGGCTAAAAAAGGTAATGAGCCTTTATATGCTAAATTTAAATCTTTACTCGAAATTAAAAGTGGTAAGAAAGTTTCAGATTATGTGGTAGAAACAGTTGAAAAAACTGATGATAATATATCATATATTATGAAATGTAAATCTTCTATTTTTGATGGAGATTATGAAGGAGCAAAGAGGAATTTTTCAAAAATCGACAAAGAAGCTTATAAGTCAGAATGTGAAAGACTTGAAGTAGAAATAGAGAATTTGAAAGGGCAAAGAGTTAATAGTAAATTAAAAGCAGAAATTAATGCTTTTGAAACAGAACTCAATGATTTACCTTTGGCAGAACTTCATAATAAGATTTTGCATATCAAAAGTAATTACAAAGAATCAGAGTGTAAAGACTTTTGGAATGATAAAGCGAAGTTAGTAGATTATATGTTAAAAGTAAAATTCAAAAATAAATAGTTATGTTAGATACTGCTGTTGATACTTATAATACGTTTCTTGATGGGATTAAAAAGTCTTATACAGGGACAGTCAAACCTTCTGTTTTTACAAGGTTGATAAATGATTGGGGTATTGATGAGTGGTTAAGACATAACGTATCGGAAGATGAAGGTGTTGATGTAACACAGAAACAAATTGATGATTTACAGATGTTAAAGGTTATTACGGATGGTAGTATGACTTATAATGGTGATATTATGTATTCGATAACTCCTGATACTGCTAATGGATATTATTTTTCTAAACCTGATGGAATTACGCCTATCAATAATTTATCTGGAATAACAAAAGTATATCCTAAATATTTGAGAAAGACAGGGATTAAATTTAAAATAACCTATGTAGATAATGTATGTGATTTGACAGGAGTTTCTGAATATCTGAAAGCACAAGTTATGAGAGATGGGCAACAGGAAACAATCGAGGATAATTATTACTTAAAACCTTGTGATGATAACTTGTATTATAAACAGATAAATAATAAGTTTAATCTAATAACAGGCACTCAATCGACAGGTTATTGCATGAGATTAGAATACTTACGTTATCCAAGACCATTCTTTTTCGATACAAACAGAAATGCTAAATCTTGTATTTCGATAGATTCAAATGCTATTGGTGTAGGAACAGTACAGGTTACTTTTACTACTGCTTTAGGAGCTTATGTTTCTTTGTCAGTAAATATTGTTAATAATGATAGTAAATATGTAATAGCAAAAAACATATATGAAGCCATTATTAATAACCCTGCTCTTCCTACATCGGTAACAAATTATACTACATTAAACCTTAATAATGTTTATGTAGGACAATTCGGATATGATGGAGTAGCTACTGTTGCAACAACAGGCGTAGCAATACCATATACGATAACAACAGGAACAACAATTTCTGATGTTAATATTGAATTACCCGAACAACAAAGGAGAGAAGTTGTAGAAAGTGCAGTGAGAATATATCTTGAAAGAGTAACAGATTTAAGATATAAGACTTACTTAACAGAAGCTACGATAAGAGATTCAGCAAAAAAATAGTTTAGTTAAACGTAATTATTAATATTTAATTCAATTTATAAAATGGAAAACTTAAAAAACCCTCCGAGAAGGGTGTTAATTAACACAATCGACCATGATACTGTTGGTGCTTACTATGATACAGTAACAGGTGTAAATATGCTCTCATTCAAGAAATATGGTATTAACATTCCTTATGTTTCTGCCGCTTTTAAAGGAGCAAAAGCTTGTACTGATTTAGGTGCTGTTGGTAGCGTAGAATTAGAACTATCAAATGAAGCTCCTTGTTCAACCTGTAATTGGCAGTATGGAATTAGTGTAGTTAAAAAAGTACAACTTCCAGGAGTTGGAAATAACGAATCTAATTTCAATACAATATCTTATAGTGGGGTTATTGGTGCAATTACTACAACAGGTGGTTATATTGATGACAAATGGTTACTACAAGCCGAAGATGATATTATTTCACAGATTTTCAATGATGAAGGTTTGCATAATAATAACTCTGATCCTATCACAGGTGGTGGTGCTGTTGTAAATGCAGTAAGAAGTTATGGTATTACTATTCCTTTAGCTGCTACTAACGTATTAAATTTTACTCTTAGTGGAGTTACAACTGCTATTACGTTAAATACAGGAGCAACAGCTATTACGATGTGTGCTGACCTAAACAATGACGCTACATTTTCCGCTCATGCTTTAGCAATAGCAACTTCTGCAACTACTCTTAATATCATTGGTTTAGATGGAGAAGATTTATTTACTATTGCTGATGGTGGTGGTGCAACAACTATTACTGTTAACTATCGTAGAATATGGTTGAAAGCTAAAGATCCAAAAGTACAATTTACTGTAATGTATGATTTAGGTTTTGCAACATCTTATAAGAAATTCTTATTTGGATTAGATGGAGCAGCAGCTGCCGCAGTAGCTAATTCAGGTATTACTCTTAATGTAGGTGGAACAGCAACTAACGTATCTACTAACCATGCAACTATTACCCTTGTAACAGCAGCTATTAATGGAGCAGCTTTAACAGGAGTATATGCAACGACAGTAGGTAATACAACTTCGGGTGTTTCTTATATTCATGGAACTGACGTAGTACAATCGTTAAATCTTATTGTTTCTAAAAGTCCAGGTAACTATGCAACTTATACCGCTGCAAGTGCTTATGTTCCTTTAACTACTTTTGTAGATGGAACAACTTTCTATCCATGTGTTTATGGTGGACGTTTCCCTCTTATCACAGGCGAATATGTTAAAAAATTATTTGCTAATGGTGGAGATTCAGGAGCATTAGGAGCTTATGATGTTTATGAACAAGCAGATCCACCAGCAAGTTATTGTATGTTCTATTTTAAGATAGATACATCGGTATATGCTATTCATGGAGCAAGTTATATTAGTTCTATTAGAACAGATATTGAAGTTTATATTAAATCGAGTTTATTAACTACTGATTTCTTATATTCAGGAACTAATGATGTTCTTTCAGGACAAAGCACCTTGTTAAACCAACACCCAACTTCTGCTGCAAATGTTAATGTAGAAGAAGTATTACAAGTATGGGCAGGTGGAACATGGACAGGTACTGCTGCAACAGGTGGTAGCAATCCTAACGCTTGGACTAACTAATATGTTTTTAAGGAATGAGGGGAGATATTTAACACTCCCCTTTTCCTTATTTTTTTAATAATAATATATAAATCATGCGACCTTTAAAACAGATTATTGACGAGGTAAAGATAGACTTAAAACAGTTTACCAATGATGATAGGATAAACTACCTTGACAAATATTTACAGGATAAGTCTGATGATATAAGAGCAACATTAATCCGTTCAGAGATAGCAACAACAGGTAGAGTTGATGAGAAATATTATATGTCTGTTTGTTGTATAGAAGTAGAATGTTTACAGCAAGGGTGTGTTATTAATGGTGTTTTAATTCCATCAGGTACCGTAATATGGAAAGCTGATTTACCTGATTTAATAGAGGGGATAGGAGAGTTAGATTTGAAATATTTAGGTCTTGACGATTATCAGCATGATTTTAAAAGAGTAGGATTATCATCTTTTGCAAACTCATCAGGAGATATATTTAATAATAATAGTATAATGTATCATATTTTTGGTAATACTGCTTATTTTAAAAATCTTCCTACATCAGGGATAAAATTCCTTTGTGCTTTAGGGTTATGGTCAAAACCAACCTCTGTATGTAATTATAATTATATGACAGACATATATCCTGTTCCATCAGTAAATAAGTTAAAGATGTTATTAAGGATGGAAGTATTAAGGTCATGGGGATATGTTACAGAAAAGAAAGCACCGACAGGTGAGGATAAGACAATAGATTTGACAGCAACAGAAGAAAGGTCATTAGGAACAGCAAATAGTACAACAGAATAAGTAATACGATAATTATTTATTTATGCCATATAACATAGAGAACTCTGATTTAGACGTTAATACTGTAATAACAATGACAGAAAATTGTATTATAACAGGAAGTAATGGTACTGAATTTTCTTTTTTAAGATTAAGGCAATATGTTATGTGTGGAATTTTTACTGTAAGCGTAGTATCAAACTCATGTGCAAGTTGTCCTAATAAAATAGAACATTTAAAATATTGGAAAGTATGTATTGATAGTGAGGAGTTTTTAATTCCTTATGATTATGCAGTTATAGAGGGTAAATTACGTACAGTCTTTCACCAAGATATGTATCAAAATAAGATAAAAAAATATTATGACCATCCAAAAGATTATAAGATGGTTTATAAAGATGTTTTTGGAATAGATGTTAATACAGGAGGCGAAGAAGTCGCTAATCAACAGTTATTAGAAACAATAGAAAAAAAGAGATATGCAAATGATGGAAGAACATACGGAACAATGTCATACGCAGAAAGAGATCCAACAGGTAGAGAAGTGCCAACAGATCCAGACGATACAACAACAGACGAGGCGTAAAAAGGCAAAAAGAATAATTAATAAAGGTAATCCGTTCTTTCATGGTTTTGAAGATGTAAAAACAGAACTTTTAGTATCATTAATAAATACAGAAGAATTTAACTATAACTATACTAATCAGGGCAGTTATTATAAAAGAAAGAGTTTTGGGCAAATTATTCCTTTGAATAAGATATTAGAGCATAGTTTAAGGTTTGATAATATAGATAAAGATAATACTAAAGCTGTTGAGAAATATGCTACGATTGCAGTAAATAGGTTCTTTAGAGAA